GCGAATGAAACTAATCGGTCATTCGCTACGCCTTCACCAGCAGGATTGATAGTACCACAAATTGCACAAGAGTTGCCTTGGCTTTCTAAAATATTTTCATATTCCATATATGCCATATTGTATTTAAACATTAGCCACCGTCTTTTGTAACCCAACCAAGTTGGATTTTCTTTCTTAGGTATGTTACGGTTTCTAGAGGTCTTTCTTGCAAGATTATCACAAGATTTGCATCTATAACCGTACCCATCTTTCTCCCTATTGGATTTATAGAACGATTGTAACGATTTTTCTTCTTTACATACAGTACAAGTTTTCAATGGCACTGCCCCCATGAGGAACCGGGTATATACTCGAATCCTAATTCCACTCTTAAGTTTAACTCTTTCACAGCGGTTTTAATCCCTTCTTCAATACATTGAACTGGCAAGGTTTTTAGACCTACATATGGCCCTTTAGAACCGTGACCAATTGCACTACAACCTTCATTAGCTTCTACAAACTCTTTAGCTTCGTCTTCTGTAGTAAAGCCTTTGACTTGCATCAATGAAGGATGACAAGCCATTTGTTGTTCGTCATGCATGTGAATTAGCCACCACACCTTAGAATCTGCTTTGGTATCGCTAAACGGGTCACCTAAGATACCGCGCTCTTCCATAGCTTGAGCTAATCGTACAGCAGACCACTTAGCAGCAATAGCGCCGCCAGATTGGAATAGAACGTTAATAAGGCTGTGTTTACTGCGTGTTGATAGCAGACGACCATCTAGACCTTTAATGTGCTTCTTATCGCGTGATACCCATGCCTTTTCCAAGTCTTCTTTTAGCTCCTTCAATGCAGGTACAGCGTCCCAATAGTTGTTGAATAGTACCTTGGCCTCTTCCAAACTAATGCCTAGCATCTTAGCAAGCTTCTTAGGTTGAGCGCCATAAATAGCAGCATAACTAAATGACTTCGCTGAGTTACGGTCAATACCTAATTTACGTGCGTTGATACTGTGAATATCATTTGGCTTCTCTGCAATCAGTGAAATAGCTAATGCTTCACCGTCAGTGTACGGCAGTACATAGTGACCCATTACACGCGCTTCCAATGATGCGAAGTCGTAGCCTAGTTGCCACAGACCTTTACCAGCACCAAATAGGTTACGCATTTGCTCACCGTATAACGAAGTTACACGAGGAACGTTACATACAATCTTGTGACGGTATCGACCAGTGTTAGCACCTAACGTATCAGCAGGTGTAGGAATACGACCATCTTCACGGACGTTAGCCAAGAAGCCTGTTACGGGGTCACCATCCTCGTCTAGTACACCACCAGCAATTGAATTACGGCGGTGACGGTACGTGTAGTAATGCACAACGTCTTTTACGAACTCTGCTTTTTCACCTAACTGAATAAGTGCAGGACAGATTTCTTTTTCAACACCTACTGTTAGCTTTGGTGTAGTTGGCAAATAGATTGGTTTACTACCGTCAATCTTACCTTCTAAGAACCGCTGTAGGTTATTCATACTGCAGCCGAGCATATCTAAACGTAACTCACGGAATACGGATGTTTCGGTTTGTTGTACGTAGCGTTCAATGGCGACTAAGATTTCAGCATATGTGCGGATTGATTTATCAGTCTTCTTGACAATATCACGTTCTTTAACTTCTGTTGGCTCCCAACCTAATGAAATCAAGTAACCCTTTACTACATCAATATCTTCAATGTCAGCATCTACGTGTGTCTTCAATGGCTCATCAGTAGTAATCGGAAATGTTTTCCCTTCGAAAACAATCGTTTCCTTATCTTCAGATAATACAGCACCAGTTTTCTCACAGAACTTTAGAAGGTGTGACGATACATCACCATTCTTTTTAAAGCGAATCTTCGGTAGCTCATAGAAACTGGCAGCTACCTTAGTCATGCGCTTCTTAGGTAACAATGGGTCTACCGTCTTAGCGATATCTGCCATCATCTTATTAAGCTCTACAAGGTTTTGCTCTGCTAATTGCACGTTAAAGTCAAAGCCGAACAACTCTTGACGTAGTGTTAAATCCGTAAGCTTAATCTCAACAGAGTATGCGCGGTCCCAAGGATAGTCACCCTTCTCTTCAAGCAACTCGTAATGTACAGTCTCGTTGACACTTGTATCTTGAATACAGTAATCCAACATTTCCTGTGAGAAACGGTCCCACTCTTCGAAGTGAGTTTTGTGGTTACCTAAACGCTTACCCCATGCGTCAAGACTATGACCACCGAAACGGTCAGGACTGAGCAACTTAGACCACAGCAATGTATCTGTAATCTTGCAAGGTACACCAAAGACTGTAGATGGTTGGTCAGGATAACCTACACGGTAATCCATTACACCGTACAGCTTCAATACTGGCAAGTCGAATGCAACAATGTTATGACCGATAATCTCGGTGCAGTCTCGCAGGATATGCTGCAAACGTTCTTTGGTAATCTCTTCTTTAACCAATGAAATAACGGCTTTAGTGTCCAAGTTACGGATAACTACACACCATACCTTGTAATCAGGTTTGAGTGCATATGGCATCACAGAGTAATCCAAACCGTTCTGTAAAAGGTTGGTACTCTCAATGTCTATAATAAAACGCATAACTTCCTTTCAAAATGCAATAAGCCCCAAGTCTATCACAACTTAGGGCTTACGTCAACTGTTACTTGATATCGCTAACATTATCTTTCATCCACTGCTTAAGATTGTGCAATGTATGTGTAGTGTTATCGTAGTAGATAGAACCAGCTGGACCTGTCAAACCGCATACGCGATTCTTAGTTACACTGATTTCTGTGCTATTACGTGTTAGCTCGTCTTCAGCCATTTTATCTCGTTTCAACAAGATGTTGGCAGATGCAGATTTAATAATGGTACTTGAACCCATAATGTTTTGTTCGCTATCGGCTCCATTTTGACCCGCAGGTGTTTTACGCATGTGGTTAATGAATACGAACGTAACGCTATGACTTTTCATAAAGCCCTTAGCCCACTTCATGAACTCGGCTTGCTCTTCATTACCTAAACCATCTAAGATATCTTGTAATGGGTCTAAGACAATTACCTTAGCACCACAACCTACAACTAATTCTTCGATAGTGTCTTTAATGTCATCCACTGAACCATCACGGTTATCTAGCAGATAGAAACGCGAGTTACCACTAGAGTCTAGCATCAAATCTTGAGCTTGTGCTTTAACCTTATCAGAGCGTAAGAATGCTAACTTCTCTTCCTGTGACGGAATAAGAGCTAACTTCTTTTCGATATGACGAGATAAGAGTGCTTCACCATATTGACCTGCATCAAGTTCCATAGAAACAATGCCAATCATGTGAGGTGAATTGAAAATCCAGTAGTAAATCATTTCATTCACTAATGTGGTTTTACCGATACCAGTATCTGCAGCAATATTAATGATATGACCTAATGGCATACCACCAATAAATAAATCATTCAATTCACCCATAAAAGGTGGGAATGGAATTTTTGCTACTGACGACTGATTCAAGATACGGTCATACAAACCACTAGAGGGTAACACACCAACTGGTACATAAGCCTTGGCATTGTAGAAGTCACTAATGAATGCTTTCTCTTCGCCCTTCTGCAAGTACTCATTGGCATCCTTATAACGCATACTCATAATCTTGACCTTACCCTTAGGTAAAACCTTGACAATAGTTTCTACTGCATCTTGACCAGCTTTATCACTGTCATACGCTACAATAATCTGTTCAAATGAATCAAAGAACTTATATTGTGCTGCAATTTGCTTGTGTGAATTAGCTCCCGTAGTCGGACTAACTACAGCAGTTTCATAGTCACCCTTAGTCTTGTTGTAATCTGCGAACATTTGATATGCAGATAATGCATCAAGTTCACCTTCGGTAATGATTACGTAGCGACCACCACGATTGAACTTAAATTGCATGAACAATTCGCAGTCAGCGCCAGTACGACCCTTAGAATAAAAATTCTTAGGGACTTCACGAATCTTATAGCCAACTAGCTCACCAGCTTGAGTACATGTATATGCTTGCTCAATAACTTCACCAGTTTCCTCTGAGTATGAGTAACGCACATTAAACATCGTGTTAAATTCGTCACGAATACCTCTAAAGCCTTTACCCTTAGTAGAAGTCTCAGACTTAAATTCTTGTTGCTCTTCTTTTGTCAGAGCAGGTTTAGTGCTAGGTTTAACTTCCATATCTTCAACTTCCTTTACTTTTTTAACTTTACCTTTGCGCTTCTTGGAGTCCAGATGGTCCTTGTAGTCTTCACTTAAAGATTTATCTTTACAGACCCAACAGTAATGGCTACCATCATTGTAGATAGCCTTTCCATCCGAACTACCGCATTTATCGCAATTGACATGCTTAACGAATAATGCCAATCATTCACCACCTTTCAATAACCATTTGTTACTAATAGCTTTGAAACTTAAGTCATGTACGGTATTTGATTTGAACACAACACCTTCACGTTCTGAACCATTGAGCTGCGACTTACCCTCAGCAAAATCAATAATGCTTTGGATAGTTTGTTGCTTAATATCGGTGTTAGATACGATGATAGGTACGTGCTTTAAACCTAAACGCTTACATGCAGATTCAAGCTGAATTGGCAAGATATACTCGCCAGTACTTGTATTGTACATGTCGTAAACGTAAAAGTCAAGCCTTGTCTTGTACTGATTGCCTTGAATACCTTCACCAATCATTTCACCTTGAATTGCCATACCAGACAAACTATGGCGGCGCATAATACCTTCGATATCTAACTGCAAGGCTAACTGCCAGAAAGTGTTACCTTCAGTTTGCTTTAGGTCTAGGTTACGACTGCATACGTGGAATTCACCAAACAAGTCAAGATAAAACGTGCAAGAGGAACCGTCAAGCTTTTCAGTGATTGACCATGTATCTTCTTGCAGCTTCTCGAAGTTACGAGTAAGGTTTTGAATACGGGCTTGGTCAGTCTTAGGTACTAACGCAGGGAAATTGCCTCGTGCCATACCTGCAAGTTGAGCATTCATAGGGCGCTCCCACTTTTTAATGCCCAAGGCTTCTGTTACATCATCACCTTCACGAACTGTTAGTGAATATTCACCAACCTCATCGTTGTATAGCATCAAGTATGTGCCAGTGATATCGTTATGTACTGGTAACAGTAAACCCTGTGAAATTTGACCACGTAATTTTACAGTACGTAGGCGCTCACCTTTAACACCTTCATACTCACGAGGCTCTTTACCTTTAGATAAGAATGGTGCTAATTCTGTTGGAACCCACGAATCCAATTCGAAGTATACGGCTAATTGGTCTATAGCGAACTCACCCTTCTTAACTACTACTTTCCAACCATCGATAACAGCTACTTCGATTGCATCTGCACCTTCAATAGGCTCTAATGCTGCGATTTTACGGATGGTTGCTAATTGACGTTCTGACATATTTACTCCTTTACGATTTTCTTTTCCATCTTCCATTTTCATCACGCACTACATCTTTCATTACGTATGCACGATGTTCAGCATTGGACATTCTTTTGCTATTAGCTATATCCATCTTTTGACGATGCTCTGGTGTGATTATACCTTGTCTATTTTTCTTTACCATATCGAGTGCATTCTCCTGTACAGTACCCCAAAATAAATGTTCTGGCTCAACACAGTTTGGATTATCGCACGTATGGCATGCCAAATGTTTATCACTAGGTCTAGGTCTGCCAGATTTCTCCAACATGACTCTAGACACACGCTTTTGTTTAGAGTTTTCATCTCTAATAACTGGATATCTACCTCTACCAGCTTTAGCCCCTTGCCATTCTAAACAACCATCCGAAGTTCTAATACAACTTTTTAACGCAGTCTCAAGTCTTTGTTCAAAAGTAATATCTGAGTATTGATTTCTAATCATAAGTCGTCTGGGTGTCTAATAGCAATAAAAATAGGAAATCTCGGAACTGAATAACCAGTACCTACATCAAAATACTTGACCTTTGCAAGCTGACCTGCTAATGTATCACGAATCGCCCATAGCTCTGCACGTAGAGCGTCAGTGAATCCACTGCCACAACCGAATTCTAAGCCCTCAGAGGTACGTAGAAGGAGTGTTCCCATAGTGTCTAGAGCTACCATACCATCCTTAGCTGTAGAGCGTTCTGTGCGTCCTAGTTCATTAGTCTTTGCTTCATTGGTATTGTGGTACTTCGGTTCCCAACCAATGATTTCAAATTCCTTGTCTACGAAACGCTTAACCTTCTGTAGTTCTGGATTCTTTGTACCAGAGCGACCACATTTATATTTAGCTTGTGCATCACGTAACATAACACCTTCAGCACCTAAATCTAAGAAATAGGCTTCAGCTGCATCAATATCTTCATCACTAGCCATGAATGAGTGCTTAAGCAATTGGGCACGTTGTGGAAAACGTCCACGGTCATGCATATCTTGCAACTGATTGTAACGGTCCAACCATACCTTATCTGGATGGTAGTAGTCGAACACCCACAATGTGAAGTCAGGTTCACCTTCAATACGCATAACACCAGAAGTTGATTGTGTGAATACATCTGGTGCATTCTTGTCACCGACAATAATTTCACAATCCATACCTTCGAGTACTGTAGCATGGTGCGCTACATAGGCTTGAATTGATAGGTTAGGAATCTTTTTAAGACTGCGGCTGTACGCAACACCACCGAAGATTACACAACGGATACCGTCAAGCTTTTCGCTTAAGTAACGCAATGTAGGTTGTGTCTTAACCTTAGTTTGCTCAATTGCCAATGATGGCTTAAAACCTGCTGGAATCATCGTGGACCTACTTTCAATATGCGGTAACGTTTGTTACCAAGTTTCAAATACAAACCTGCGTAATAGAAAATCTTTGGGCTATGCCAAATTAGTTTAGGTAATGTCATCGCATCACCACCGAGAGAATCATGTTGATACCCATGATAACTTGTTGTTGCTCTTGTGGATGCAACTGATGCCATTGGCGGTTATCACCAAACTTAGCAGACATTGCAATCCAAAACTTTTCTACGTCACTCATTTTGATTCTCCTACTTTTACACCTGCGTTAAAACATTGTTCGAGTATATCACACAATTTGGCAAATTTTTCATCATCGTTTTGAGCATATACAAAAAGAAGTTCAGAGGCTAAAGGAAAACCTTCACGCATTGTAGACTTCGCAGTAAAGAACCACTTGTTGAAGTCCGATTCTGTTACCACCTCTTGAAAAGCTTTATCAACATCGCTGAATTCTAGCATTCTGTAGTCCAATTCGTCAGAGAAAAGTTGTTCCATATATGTGCCGTGGATATGATGTTGAGTATCCAGTATAGCACGAATATGGTCAGTATCCATGTTGCACAAACGAATAATTTTACCGTCTGGAAATTCACCATCTTTACCATAGGTTTTCCATGTAACTACTTGGCGTTTTTGGTAATGTGGGTCTTTCATAGTTAATGTCAACTCTTCAGCTGGCACTTTGTTTACACTACGGCGCATGTAATCATTACCACCATCATTGACGTACCATTCACCAGAGACTGTATCGAAGTGCTCTAAGTAATCATGACGGTGGCGACTGTGCAAGATAGTACCATCTGGTGTACGAATGGCGTTAAAAACGATTTTATTTTCATCCATGTCAGTCCTTACTTTACGTTGACCATACCTTTGAAATCCATAGGGACAACAATGGTGTTTACTTTACCTTCACGAATACCTTCTGCGATTTTCATTTGTGCTTGAGCATTCATGTAAGCGATGGATTGACCAGAGTTAGAAGACAATGCAGCCATACGTTCTGATTCTTTCTTAGCGATTTCAACTTCAGTTTGTTTAATCTTCAGCTCGTTTTGAGCGCGAACATAATCCGTAGCTGACTTCAAGATTTCAGCATTAGGTAAGATATTACGGATTTGTACTACTGTGACATTCACTGATGTATCCAATTTCTCAGCCTTCAGTGTCTCAGAGACTACTGCCAAGATTTCATCTTCCATTTTCTTACGGTTATCCGCAGCTTCAAGTGATTTGTATCCTCGCACAACCTTATACGCTGCATTATTAACCACTGTCGTCATGTAGTTCTGCATCAAATAGATATCACCTTTGTATTCAATGTGAAAACTTTTAGACTTAGTGCTATACAATTCAGCTGCAGCCGAAGGGTTAATAGCATAAACTACCGTGATATCAAAATCTTGTAATGGGCTATTATCAGAAGTCATTGGTGTTTTGTTATCGATAGCTACTACGATATCTTTAACTGGAAAGGTCAAGATTGAACCAACCATAGTTTGATAGAAACCACCAGCAGGTAGTTCATTGCCTTCGATTTGCTTAGATGCGTTAATACGCACACCAACCTCGCCAGTTTCAATACGAGTACAACCCGTAGTTAGAAAAACAAGTGCAAGTGAAAGGATGATTGCCTTCAAAAATTTCATAATAAACTCCTTTAGAAAATGTTCACAATTAAGAACAATGAAAATGCGGCAAGTGCTGCACAAGTGATAATGTAGCATGAAAATCGGATGAGTTTCAATACCTGACTAAACTCTGTGGCTTTTACCCATTGGATGATGCCCACAATAGCAATAGTAAACAGTAACCAGATTGCGATAATTTTAATCATGGCGGTCAAACGTAGGTGCAAAAGTTGCACGAATTTCTGGTGTAATTTGTTTATAAATAGTATTACGAGTTTCAAAACCACCATCAAACTTACGTAGTACTGTACTTGTCCGTACATCTCTGCACAAGCCTAGGTTTGGGTGATTTAGTACAAAATCTAAACTTGCAACTTCGTCTTTACCATTGAACCAAATCCAAAAATGCGGTTCACCTTCGTAGTAAACTTCTGGCTTATTTTTACTACCGTCTGTAACTCCAGTAGCTACAGCTTGTTGTCCGTATGGGTCGTTCATAGTGTTCTCCTTGTAACATTGAAAACTGCACTATAACATAGTTCATGTTAGAACGCAAGCACAATGTTAGAAATATTTTCATAAAAGGTGTTGCAAATGGATAAAAGATGTGATACTATAGAGCCTTCAATAACTTAAAGGAGTCTTTAAATGCAAATGAAATCTGAATTCGATAGCTTGGTTGAACGTATGGGTCTTGATGAAGATGAACGTAATTTAGCTGAAATCTTCTGGAAACGTGCTGAAAAAGCTGTGCAAGGTAAACCTATTCAAGAAGCTTTCCTTTTAGGCGGTGAGCCAGTAAATTTCGAAGTACGTAACACCGTTATCCTGCACAATATCGAAACCTTAAGCAACGAAGAAATTGATTTTATGGTTCAAATGAATCGTGGTGCGCTAACCGCATTGGAAGAGATTAAGAAGCTTATCAATCAATCAATTCAAAGTGAATGGGTACAGTGTGACCCTGAAAATCCTGCTACACTTGATTCCTTCCAAGCACTGAACGAGTACAAAAAACTGAAGCGCAAGATTAAGCGTCAATCTAATACACTCGCAGGTATTCAACGTAAACTCAAGAAAGCTAAGGGCACTCTCTAATGTCGAGTAGAAAACGCTACACTATCGTAGCTACATGTTTTGACCGCAAAGGTAAGGTACTAGGAACTGGTACTAACAACTATAATAAGTCTCACCCGCTTATGCAGCACTTCGCAGTCAAAGCTGGAGAATCAGACGAAAAGATTTACCAACATGCAGAGTTATCCGCTGTGCTACAATCTGGACGTAAAGATATCCACAGCATTCTAGTGCAGCGTTTTCATGATAATGGTGATATGGCTATTGCCAAGCCTTGTCCAACTTGTCAAGCAATGCTGAAAGGTTTTGGTGTTCGCTTTGTTCGTTATACTTCAGAGAATGGTGTACAAGAATATGAAAATACTTAATATTTCTGACATTTTTTATTATGATGAAACTAGTCCTAGCTGTTTGCGTTGGAATATTTCTCCCTCTAAATTAATACAAATTGGCTCAGTCGCGGGTACAATTAATATCAGTGGAGATATCGAAAGATATCGAGTTATGTATAAAGGCAGCTTTTATCAAGTGGCTAGAGTTATATTCAAAATATTTAACCCTAGTATGGATGAAGAACTTTATGTGGACCACTACGATGGTAATACCTTAAACAACAGAATAGGGAATTTACGACTAACTGATGTTAAAGGTAATGGTCAGAACCGTAAGAAAAACTACAATAATTTGTCAGGAGTCACTGGTGTATATTTTCATACTAAAAGTAACTCTTGGAGGGCAGCTTGGAAAGAAGATTCGAAAACAATTCAAAAGTCTTTTTCGTGCAACAAATATCTTAATGCTTTCGAGATGGCTTGTGCATATCGAAAAAATATACTAGAATTGTTAAATAATAATGGTTGTAATTATACAGAAAGGCATGGTAAAGAATATGAAGTTTTATAATCCGTTTAAAGCTCACATTGTAGAGTTTGCTGATGGTACTTTCGCTGTACGTAAGCGAGGTTGGTGTGGTTTACTGTGGGTATATAAGGACCGCAATGCGTGGTTGGGTGGATTCTTTGAAGATATCATGTGGTGGACTATTGACTATATTGACCATTCTAAAGTTAGCACTTTTGAAAGAGCTGTAGAAGTTATGGAGAAACAACCTCCAGATAAATTAACACCTAAGACTATTGTAAAGGTGTATCATGGCTAGTCAAAAAGAACTTGATAGTGTTTACATGCAGACAGCTCTAACTCATGCAATGCTCTCAAAAGCTATTAGAGCGCAGGTAGGAGCTGTTTTAGTTACTAGTCATGGGGTAACCCTCACTGGTTACAATGGTACTGCTAAAGGGCGTGATAATTGCTGTGAAGTTCTGAAACCACAACCATTTCCACACGAACCTGCTTTGGAGACTAAATCAGAAGTTATCCATGCAGAATTGAACTGTATCTTGAAAGCTGCCAGAGAAGGTGTGAGTTGTATTGATTCAACGGTATACGTAACGCTTGCACCTTGTGTACAGTGCGCTGCTATGATGGTTCAAGCTGGCGTAAGACGTTTAGTTTATAAGACACCTTACCGCGATACCTCTGGCTTAAACTTGCTAGAAGGTTCTGGTGTAAGAATCCAACAGTACAGTGAGACACAACTATGATTAAATGGCTAGGCACAATAACCTATCTAATTGGTATGGTATTAACTGCATTCAATATTTTTCCATTAAACTTAATCTTCAGTGCAATAGGTGGTACACTTTGGTGTATCGCTGGCTTTATTGCTAAAGACAAACCCCTAATCTTGGTTGAAATGGCTTCTGCTATGATATACTTGATTGGACTAATCCATTGGAGTATTAAATGACTGATAAATTTAGTGAAGTTTTGGAACTCTACTTGCAAGAACGTGACCGACAAAATAGTGACTACTATGAGGGTCGATTTTTAGGTGATAGTGTAGCGGGTAGGTACTATATGGAAGATTTAGCTAAACAACTAGATGATATGGTTCAAAAGGTAACTGAACATGAACAAACGAATTAAAGAACTAATGGCAGAAGCTGACCGTAGATGTAGTGAAACGCGCGGTATTTATGATGAAATCCTCGCCGAGTTAATTGTGAAGGACTCTATATGTCAAATTGAAAAACAAGCATATGGTCTAACATCTACTGAGTGGGACCAAGGTTTTCTTGCTGGACTGAGAACAGCTCAAGCAGTATTGAAGAATTTTGGAGTTGAATATGCAGGGTCATAACTTCAACCGTACATTAAATGCTAAGGGCATGTTCGTTTACTGTGGAAAGTGCGGTCTAATACGCTTAGGTAATCGAGCAACCGAAAAAGCTATCAATAAGCCTTGTACTGGTGTACGAGACTTGGATGATGAACAATACTTAAAACTGAAAGGTAAGAAATGATAGAAACAATTCACCCTGAGCTGGAAGAGCGTTTGTACCAGATGCACAAGAAATTTGAAAAAGTTACAAGCTTTGCTAAACTTCTTCCATTGTACTCTAATGAAATTATTTCCAGAGAATATACTGGTGAGACATATTGCGCTTTATCAAATCGATATAAGGATATGTACTTTGCTTGGGATATTGCTTGGCAGGTTAGTAAACCTACGAATTTTCCAGATGACCGTACATATGAAGAAGGTACAATCTGCATTTATGTTAATTGTATGAGTATATTCAATGAAGATTTATATCATATGGCAAAGGATAAACTCAATGAACATATGCAAGATACACCTGTATACTTCTACGATGGTTGGAATAGTACGTACTATTTTAAACCTAATGAACTGGAAGTTGGTCTAGAGGCTTTAAACAATTGGTATTTAGATACTAAATCAAATGTTGAGACATACCTCAAAGAAAAGCGCCGTAAAGAATTGCAAGCTGAACTTGAGAAATTGGAGAAGGCATGACTAACGCTGAAATACTTGAGATTCACCGACTTGGTAAATCTTTCGATTCTACTCCCTTGGGTAATTTATTTAACAGGTTTGTTAGATTGCATGCTCGTGCTTGGCAACTGGATAGTACTGATTACCATAAATCGCAAGATAAAGCATGGAAGGAATTAGAACCAGTTGAAAACGAATTGCGAAATAAACTAATGGAAATTGCAGGAGTAAAATAAATGAAACCTACCTTATATTTAATCCGTGGTGTATCTGGCGCAGGTAAGTCTACCTTTGCTATGACATTATGGGCTGCTGGTATAGTTGAACGTATGT